TTACGGCGAGGGTAAAGTGTCCGTGCTGGCGCGATCTTCGTGATAGCGCAACACGTCGCATGTGCGGAACGTCAGACGGCTACGGCGCACCGGCTGCGGAAACACCGGGTTATATGGGCGCTGCGTGCGCCCGTTCACTGATACCCACTTACGTATCGTCTGCGGCGCTACGCGCAGCAGCAGGGCAGTTTCGGCCAGATTCAGGTAGGGCATCTGCATTAGAGTTTTTACGTCAATATCCTGATTTTTCATTGTCGTTTCTCCGGTGCTGCTGCCAGCATGGCGCGTATACGGTTAACAATTTCCTGCGCCTCGTCAGGGTCATTCTGCCCAAAAATCTCCGCCGCAGTCAGGCAAACTTTATCGATAAAGGCTTCATCAGGCACTGCTGGCGCGGCAACGGGCGGCGTGGTGTAGAGAACCCTGCCTGTTAATCCTTCCTGTAAACAACGTTCATAAACCTCGCGCGTTGAGTCACGCCACACGCTGCCCAGAACCTGAAAAACAGGCTCAGCCGTCAGCGCCGCCAAGGCGATTCGGGCTGATGAAACCATCAGGCGCACCTCGTCCGGCCAGCCTGACTCCGGCGCTGCGTAAGCTTCATGCTGCGCAATAATGGCGCGGTTGAATTGCACCAGTTCCGCGCGCTGCTCTTCCGTATATGCCTGCATTACTTATCCCCCTCGATCGTCCGGATGCTGCCCAGCACCAGTCGCGTTTTTACGCCCGCGGCGCCGCCGCGCCGGCCAGTCTCTTTAAAATAATATTCTTTACCGCTCACTACCCACGTCGTCGGGTTCTCGTGCAGCTTCACGCGCTTTTCTCCGGTGCGCGTGATCACCGTTCCTGTATGCGTTTTAATTGTCATTTCTCATCAACCTTACTGGCGCCGGCGCGCAGCTCCGCGGCGGATTCATCAGTGCCCAGCGCGCGCTTCAGCACGTCCCAGTATTTTTCTTTCCCGCCGTTGTATCGCCAGGCATCCTCTTCTGCACAAATCAGCGTCCAGAGCCCCGGTGCGATCGCCGACTCGATGGCCGCGCGCAGTCGATCGTTCTCCTGCTGCAGGGCGTCATAATCAGCCGCCAGGGTATATTTGCCCTTGGCTGCCGGCACGATCGCCGCCGCGGCGACGGCGTTAAATCTCTGAATGGTCATAGTCATGTTCCTGCCGGCGGCCACGCGGGCCGCCGGAATTGCTCAGACAAAAATGTCCTGCAGCGCGATCGTGAAGCGCTGATATTCATCATCCGGCAGAACGTTTTTGCGGTTTTCAATAAGGGTTTTCAGCTGCTGATGTGCCTGCTCGTCTGGCTCGGTTACAGCGTCAAATGCATCGCTGATTTCCCGTATAGCCCGAAAGCCGCTACGCTTTTTCTGCGCCTTTCCCTTCAGATTGAAGAGAAGCGAGCTACCCAGGTCTGCTTTGTGTGCAGCGATTCGCTCCTCCACCTTCAACGCCTCATCGGGAGTGGTGGCCTCGTCCAGGGCCGCGCCGAGTTCCGCCGCGAGTTCTTCAGCGCTGATAGTCGCGCCGGCAGAATCTGACTCATCTGCGGGAGTGGCGCTGACCACTGCCGCGATCGGATCAGCGACTGGCGTAATATCCTTTTCAGTGCGGGGCTCAGTTTCGCCGAGTTCGTCAGCGGTATACACGCCGGCCAACACGTCCGGGCAGTAAAGGCGGGTCCAGCGCTTGATGCCCAGATATGCCAGTTGCTGGCGGGGATCGCTGGCCCACAGCGTGGAGTTGCGCACCTGGGCTTGGCTGAGGAAAAGCTCGAGCACGCGCGGCTCGTTTTCCCCCTTGAGTGTTGCCCACACTCGAATGCCTACCCCTTTCTCATCTGCCAGAGACCAGCCCGGGGCGATGTACTTATTGCCTTTGCCAGAGGTCTTTTCGACAAATTTGCCGATGACGTTTTCCCAAGGGCCAAACCACTCGTAGTGCAGGCGGTCTTTCGTCGGCGCCATTCGGTTAATGACAGAGTTAACCAGCTGAGCCTCATACCCCATCGTGTCGCCGACAATGTGCGTTTTCTGGGCCACAACAAACGGATCCATTCCCCAGCGCGCTGCCTGCATCACGATCGCCATGCAGGCGTCAGGCTTACCTCGAAAATGCGCAGGCACCACCATGCCGGAGTTGGCCATCACTCTTGATACGACCATCATGCGATCGAACAGCTCACCGTTCGTAAGGATGGAGATGCTGTCGATGCTGTCAGTATTGCCGTTCGTGTTTAACCGGGTCAGTTCGTTGCTCATGAGGTAGCTCCGTTTTCCATCATTGCTTTCAATCGGTCATACTCATGCTCAGTGAGCATGTCGTAGATTTTCTCCGTAACCGGCGCTGGCCAGACGCCGGTGTCCATCGCCAGACGAATGGCGGCGAGCTGCTGGCGGTATTCCGCGCGGCCGAGCGCCAGCTGGTCTTCTGAGGCCTCAACCACCGCAACCCAGTGATAGCCGGGCTCTTTATTGACGAAGATCCAGAAGAAGCGGTCGAACATGGCCACGTCGCAGTACATGGCAGCACTGAGGTGATAATCGCGCTCCATGATTTCGCGGTGCAGGCGATAAGTGAGATTGCTCTGTTTTACGCGCGGCATGCTGACGGTCTTGATGTCAAACGCCAGCCGCTCGCGGCCATCGTCGATTTCAAGGTCAGGGCGCACGCGCACGTCGAGGCCTGTTTCTTCGTCCAGTCCGAAATAGCTGACTTCGGTGCGCCGCTGCGGGTGAGTCAGCCAGCCAGATGCGTTCGGATCACTGAGGAGGGCGGCCTGCATCGCGGTGGCCAGAGCGTACTGCTCAGCGCTGATAAGCGTTCTGCCGGTGTTCTCTTCTACCCATTGCGCGCGCAGCTCGTCGGCAAATACAGCGTCCGGGTCTATCTGGCGACAGACTGTCGCCAGCTCATCTTTGCTCCCGCTGGTGTTAAATGGCTGAGGCTTTTTACGTTCTGCGATCGCAACGTCTGGGGCAATTTTTTCCAGTTCCGCCAGCAGCGCATCGCGGCTGCCGCTGGTTTTAAGCGGTGCGGGTAAGGAGGCGTTATATTCTTTGATGCAGGCGCGCATAGCTGTAGCGGTCGGTTTCTGCACTTCCTCGATGCGCTGAAACTTTTCAGGCAGGCAGGAGTAGAGATAGCCGGTTTCTTCCGAGCTGCTACCCAGGGTGTAGGGCTTAGGCAGTTTGCTGTTATGCGTCTCAATCAGCGCCTTGATATCTTCGGCGCTCATCGCCGGCGACAGGGCTGCGTTGAATTTTTCAATGATCGTCTTCATCTCCGCGGTGGTGCTGATCGCGCCCGCGGGCAAAGAGAAGAGGGTAGAAAACTCTTTATCGAAGTTTTCCGGCTCCAGCGCCAGCGTATGCACCAGCGTGCCAAGCGTGAGGGCGTCGCTGGTTTCACGCGGGATCGTGCCGGTGATATGGCGGCCGTGGTAATACATTAGTGAGATGCGCGCATCTTTGATCATGCTGCTGCTGATGCCGTTTGCAGCGTGATATACGTCGTTAGGAATGCCCTCATATCGTCCATAGTCGAACACTGCAGGAAAGGCTGCCGCCGTCGCACTGGTTTCCGCTGGCGCCAGCGTTACCGCTTCATTCTTTTCATCCTCAGTCACGTCTTCCGGCGCCACAAGCGCATCGATGCTGAATACGCCCGGCGCAGTTTGTACGATTTTGGCCTTGTTGATGTTCGCCGCCAGCTGCTCCTCGTGCGCGGCGCCGTGCGCAGGCTCCGTTTTATCGGCGCCAGCTTCGCCAGCGGCCGGCGCGTTTTTCAGCTGCTGATATTCATCCTTCGAAATCTCGATGAAGCCCTGGTCGAGCAGCTGCGCCAGCGCCTTCTGTTTGTTGCAGCGCTTAATTTCCCCGGCCTCGTTGCGAACATAGAACGGCCCCGCGCGTTCCGCTGTTACAGGTGGTTGCTCCGCCACGCCCGGCGCTGCGCCATCCTGCTGTCCTGAATCCGTCTCCACTGCGCCAGCTGGCTGCGCTGCATCAGCCAGTACGTGTTCTTTGCCTGCCTGATCCTGTTTGGCTTCATCATTTTGCTCTTCTCCATTAGCGGCCGGCCGGCGACCGCAGGCAATCTCGATAATTTCTGGTGCGGGGTGCTCGTGATCGGTTTCAACCAGGCTACGCACAATGTGAGCCTGCATCGCACCGGGAATGGTGTACACGTCGTCCGGCGCCGTGCGGATGCATGCCATAATTTCGGCGCGGGATGCATCGAGTACGCCGGGAGTGCTGCACAGCATCTGATGCCAGGCTGACCAGTTTTTTTCTTTCCTGGCGATCATCTCCTTCGCACGCTGCACAACTGAAAAAGGGATTTCATAAATTTCGAATGCAGGCTCGACCAGCGCCGCGGCAATTTCGATGCCCAAGGTTTCAAAATTATGCTTAAGATCCGGTGAACGATCGGTAGGGGTGCCGCCGCCGGCGAGGGCGCCAGAAGGGGTGCGAAGAGGCTCTGCAGGGGACGGCTCTTTATCTTCTTTGCGTGCGGCCTGACGGTCTTTAAGCCATTTCTCGTTGAACGCCTTCATCTGCGGCCAGTTGTCGCCGGCGTCAAAGTTGTAGCCGAGATCGCTGATAAGCTCGAGCACAACTTCCGGGTACATGGCCGCTAGACCAGGCGTCCGGAGCAGGGATTCAACAATGTGACCTTCCAAGGAGTCGCGTTCGTCGGTCAGCAGCTGCAGCGCGTCTTTAAGCTGTTCGCTGTTGATGTCGGTTGCGCCATGGCGGACCAGCACAGCCATTTTTTGCTCGGCGGACAGGGCGTCGTAGCTCACCGGTTTACTGGACGCCGGTTCACGCTCTGCGAATACCTGGTTCTCCTCATCCCAGCAGCAGGTTTTCAAAAAATTGGTGCTGAGCACGTTTACGGCCGGGCGGGGCAGGCCGGGACGATCCTCGCACACCAGCGGCTCGGCATATTGATCTGCCGATTCCGGGGCTTGCTCCTCGAGCATCGCCATGGCCTGTGATTTTGCCAGCCATGCCGCGCGCGCCTGGACGCACGTTGCGTACTCCGGCAGCCCGGACGCCGGATCCTCCGGGCGTAGATAGATAGAAAATGTCTGCATAACGTCTCCTTTTAAGCTTTGTAAAACGCACGTTCGGTGCGCTTTAAAAAGCCCCGCTATACCGGCGGGGAAGGACTACACACAGCAAAATGGCTCGTATTGCGGTGGCCGGATTTGAACCGGCGACCTCCCGTACTGCTGAACCACCAGCCGGGCGCTCTTCCGCTGAGCTACGCCGCAACCGCCTGGGCACTGAAAAATGCACACGCGGTTGCAGTGCCCCGCGAACGGGGCAGCTGTAAATCAATGAATCGGGCGTGATAGCGAAATAACGTTGATTTCAATGGTGGCGCGGCGGCGATCGCACGGTTGCAAATCGCCTGACCTTTCGTGAAATTTGATCAGGGATTCGAGCGCGCATTTAAAACAGCGAGTTTCATCAAGTAGGCCAGCGCAGGTAAATGGGGTGAACGTGGCAGAGGCCTTGCCTCCCTCCGCGGTCTCTTCAACCATGAGGTAGCCTAGATCTTCACCGTTACGGAATAACTGAAGAATTGTTTTCAGGGGGATTTTAATTACGAGTTCAAGCGAAGTTTCATTAAATTGTTTCATTGCAGTTTCCTTTATTTAGATTGAGTGAGTCCCTGCCGCAATGCGGCATATTTTCTTTTGTTGCTAAAAAATTAATTAATGGTGTTTTGCCCGACCGCCGATTGCATAAAAATACGATCGCAGCGCCTCTTTCCGCATAACCGGGTCATTAAGGAATTTGGCAATCGTAGCTTTGCTGCGGGCGGCAATTAATGCCTGATAGTTGGTCATTTTTTTTCCTTCTTGCCCCCGGCTGCTTGCGCAAGTCCCACAGCCAAGAGGGTCAGACTTGATCCAATAAAACAACCGAGCAGGCCAATTAGTCCGTATAACCACATATTTCCTCCATGGATCAGAGTATTAATGTGCCGGTTACGGTTACGGTTCCGGCGACGCCTCGGCGCCCGTATTGCCCTGGTGCAGGCGAAATTAAGCGGGGGTTTTACCCATAATGACGGCTACGCGTCGAGATAGTGCTGTCTGTACTTTTCGAAAATGCGTAGCCTGCTTATCCATTTCCAGCGCTTCGGCGTGCGCCCACTCAACCATTTTCTGCTGAAATGGTTTGGTTTTGCATTCGAAGGCGATCTGCGCATCGTATGCCGCGTTATTTTTCAACGCTTCAGCGTGAGCTGCTTCTACTGCTGCGCGGCGCGCTGCGTAATCCATACCACCAAAGAATTCAGCTTCGCATTGACGTAAGGTGATCAAGTTTTCCATAACGTAATCCTCTTGTTTGTTGCCCTGGCGCCGGGCCGGCGGAACGTTTTCGAGTAACCACTGTGTGGTTTATGAAGGTGATATTAGCTATGGCTAACAAAACAGGCAAGCAGAATTTGGTAGCCAAGGCTAACAAATTTGCTATTAAGGGATATGTGGTTGTATTGGCGAGCTATTTTTTTGAAGCGCGTTGACGAGCCTTCAGCAGCTCCTCAAAAAGTTTGTTGAAGTTCTGAACACGGGCACGCATTTCAGACAACTGAGCATCCTGCTCAGATTCGGGTAGTGCATCGAAAAGCTCAAGTAATTCTTTCTGCCGTTCGTCCAGCACCAGCTCCGCTTCGCGTGGCTCTTCTGGCTGCTGGCTATCGTCTCCAAATAGTATCCAAGTGGGCGAGCACTGCAAAACTTTTGATAAGGCGAAGAGATTCTTCCCGGTCGGATCGCTATCGTCGCGCTCCCACTGAGAAACTGATACATGCGATATTTTCAGAGCCTTAGCGAGTGAGCGTTGGGTAAAATCCAGCTCCTTTCTTCGGGCCCTTATTCTTTCGCCAATTGTTAGTTTTTTCATGTCCATAGTTAGCTAATGCTAAATCCAATTGACTCTGCTATTGTTAACATATAGATTGTTAGCCATGGCTAACTGTAGTGAGGATTTTATGTATACAAAGGATGCCCTGAATTTTTTCGGGGGAAGTAAAAGCCGCTTAGCCGCGGCGGCCGGAGTGAGAACTCCGTCAGTCTATAAATGGGGCCTTTTGGTTCCTGAGGCCCATGCGGCAAGGCTTCAGTCTGCATCAGACGGTGAGCTGACATACGACACCCGCATTTACGACGCTCATCGTAAAGCTAAACGGAACGGAGATCCGAATCATGAAAATCAAACACCAGCACATTCGTGAGGCGCTGCTCGCCTGGGCGCGCGCTGCGGACGGACGAAAAGTCGCAGCGAACGCCATTGCTGATGCGTATTTCAGGCTGGGGATGTCCGGTCTGCTTTACAGCAGTGATCATCCCCGGGCGCAAAGCAACAACGTCCAGAGAATTTTCCGCTGGGCAGAGAGTGATTCACTGGCCAGCCAGCGCAAGCTGCAGGCACTGTTACCAGCGATCGAAAAGGCAATGCCGATTTTCTTGGTGGCGCGGATGCGCAGTCATTCCTCGGAAGCCTGCCGTGATCTGATCCTTAGAAAGGCGCGAATCGACAGCGAAATGGAGGCCATGATTGGCGCCATTATCGCGCTGTCCGATCGCGTGGACGGCAGCGGGCCGGCAGGTAATTTTCTGGCCCCGTGAGGTAGTAAATCAAAGCTGGCAGGGCTGCTGGTTATAACGTTTTTAAGCGCTGGGCGCTGCTCCGGCGGCGACCTGATTTTATTGCCCCAGGCGACACCGCAATTATGCGGGGGTGGCGATATAGCGCGCGAGTTGTATGAGGTTTTAATGAGTCTCGATGCAATGCGGTGGGCCAAAAAGGTCAAGACCGGCAGATCATCGGCTAAAGCCGTACTGACATGGCTGGCGGATATGTGCGGGTCAGACCTGACAGCATATCCCTCGATCACTGCGCTGGCTGAAGCCACCGAGCTGGACAAAAAAACTGTTCAGTCGTGCCTTCAGTATCTCATTGCCCAGGGGTTTATCGAAGATACCGGCGAGCGGCGAGGGCGAACAAAGCAGATCCCCGTCTATCGTCTGACAGGCGTGGAGGAGAGCATCGCTGATGCGGAACGCACCCAAAAACGGGACTGTTTAAACGATCCCAAAATCGGGAGTGTTAAACCAAACAACCCCAAAAGTGGGTGCGTTAAAAACAACCAAACGATCCCGTTTTTTCCGTCAAACGATCCCAAAAACGGGATCCGGAATCCCCCAGAGGAACCTAAAGATCTAAACCCCATATATAGCCAGGCCAAAATTTCGCCAGGAGAGATTCTGCCCGAAATAGCGGTCCTCGAATATCCAGGACGGCCGGGAGTTTTATTTTCGGCATCACCACCAGCGGGAAAATTCGCGATGCATCCCAACTGGGACGTGTCACCAGATTTTGAGCAGCGCGCCGCTCTCTGGGGACGGGCAGTGCCTGCACGCATGAATCGCCAAAGCTGGCAGCCGGTTTTACACAGCTTCATCGCCTACTGGCAGGCGGAGGGCAAATTTTTCCATCAGGTTCAGTGGGAACAAAAATTCGCAACACAGCTGCAGCGTGCGGCTGCGGAAAATCTCAAAACACGAGGTATCAGGCATGCAGAACCAGATTCAACATCAACCGCAAACGTCGCCGTTCAGCAGATCCGGGCAGCCCGAGCACAGCAACAGCGAGTTCGAGGACAGGGCATGGGCATTCTGGGAGACCATGGGGGAAATTTACTCCAGCCGGTGGACGACAAAAAACGGGTCAGCCCCGTCCGATCTCTGGATTGCTCAGGTCGGGAATTTGACCAGTACCCAGATGACAACAATCTGTAATGCGATGGTCGCGCGGTGTGCCGCCGGCAACTCATGGCCGCCTGATCTGGCTGAGTTTGTGACGCTGGTGGCCGAGAACTGCGAGACAGCGCTGGGCCTCAAGCCCGCCGATGTGATGAACGAATACTGGCGCTGGCGCCGTGAAACCTATCGCTATGACTCAGCTGAGCAATTCCCCTGGCGACACGATGTTTTATACCAAATTTGCACCGAGATGCGCCGCATGGGTACAGAGCGGCAGATGACGGAGCGCGAGCTTGAGGGGCTGGCAGGGCGGCTGCTGGCGAAGTGGGAAAAGCATGTCAGTAAAGGGTTCTCGATTCCGCCGGTTCGCAAGCAGCTGGACAAGCCGCGGCATCCCACAGGGCCAACCCCGGCACAGATTCTGATGGAGCAGTACAACCGACAAAAGGCCGCCCAGGCTAACAGGAGCAATTCATGAAAGAAAATTTAAAAATCACCGCCGCGCAGCTGGCGAAAATCATTCAGGGCAAGATGCTGACAGTGCCGGAGATGCACGAGCTGGTGGGGGGTGTTTATCCAGGTTATGAGCAGGAAAGCCTCTGGGTTGCCCTGAGAACGCTGCGAACCTCACCCAATTGCCATATTGAAACGGTAATTCGCGGAAAGCACCGCGCGTATCACCTGCGCAGTGCCAGTGAGCGGTTTTTTGCCCGCTCGGCCGCCGTGTGCAGCCGGCGGGAAAGAGGCGATCGCCGGGCCAACCATTTCACTGATGACGAGATGAGATTTATCCAACGCGCCTCTGAGTTTGATCGGCTACTGCGCACCGCGCGGGCATAAGAAAGGGAAATTTCATGAAAACCATCACTGACGTTTTGAGCAAGGTTGGCAAGGCAAGCACGAGGGAAATCGCCGCGATCCTCGACATCGATGTCCGGGATATGTTGGCGCTGCTGCGTGAGCAGGAAGAAGAGGGGCTGATCGTAGGCATCAACGGTCACTGGCAGCTGGCAGTGACAGACGCTGAGTCAGAGAACGCTTATACCCAAGTGCCAGCACCAGCGCCGGCGATACCGCCTTTAGCAGTCATCTGGTCAGCACCGCAGGACGTGCAGGAATTCCCGACCCTGGCATGGGTACGCCAGCGGCGCCGGGAGCTTAAAAACGAAATGCGCTGGTTGTCTCAGATCGAAAATATTGCTCGCCAGATAGAGCGTAAAAAGGCGGCTGTGGCGTATTTCCGGGAATGGGGATGAGTGTATAAGGCCAACGGGCCCCTGAGGTTAGCTTTTGGCGCCCGTCTCATTTTTTTTTGGCAAAAACCGCTTAACAATCCCCTTGTGTTTTTAGACATCAAGTCAAATATTTCTATGCGGATTACAATTAATTAATTCGTGTTCAGCAAAAGAATCTCTTTTTTATAGCCACTTTTATTGCTTGCTTAATATCAATTAACAAAAATAGAGTATACCTCAAAAGAGGTAGAGTAATTCCGACGGAATTTTCTTCAATTTGCACGGATGCCAGCCTGAGGCGATCTGGACGATCCTTCTCGGAGCTCAACTTCTGTAAAGGTAATGATGAGCAAGTTGAAGGGTTCGAAGCCCATATATTTGGAAATGCGCTTATTTTCATTGTGTGTGGGGGTGAGCTATGCACATCCCTGAACATCTGATCCCGGAATTTAACGAAAGCACTCGCCCGGTAATTATTTATCGCAACAGCGACGGAACATTCGCAGAGGGATTCGTCCTGCGCGATGATGAGTTTGTTGCCAGCCTGGATATGATAAAAGCGGCTATGAACTGCGCGGGCATTCCTGTAATAGACGCAGATAAATAGCCCTCGTATAATACCCGCGGGCCTGAACAGCCCGAGTAATCACTGTGCCACCGGAGGACTGATGGCACAGATTCAATTTTTAAAATCCGCATCCCAGATCCTGACTCCGGCTACGCCCGAAGCCAGCGAATTTTTACAGCGCATTAAAACCGGCGAGTGGGTGTCTGCCGAATTCCGGCGCGTCCGCAACTACCAGTTTCACAAACGCTTCTTCAAACTCCTGCAGCTCGGCTTCGACTACTGGACGCCGGCCGGCGGCGCGCTGACGGCAGGCGAGCTCGAGCTGGTCGATCGCTTCGTCTCTTACCAAATAAAGATGGCCGGCAACGCGCATGGTGCGACGCTGCGGGCGTTTGCTGATGAGTTTATCCTCCTCGAAGGCCAGCTGCGCACTCGCGAGGTGGCGTTGCTCAAATCCTTCGAACCCTACCGTGAGTGGGTGACCGTCCAGGCCGGTTACTACGATGACGTGATCCTGCCTGACGGAACCCGCCGGCGCCTTGCAAAATCCATCAGCTTTGCACGCATGGACGAAGACACTTTCCAGGCCTTCTACAAGGCCGCCTTCAACGTTCTCTGGAACCACATTCTGTTCCGCAAGTTCCGCTCTCAGCAGGAAGCGGAGAGCGTGGCCATGCAGCTGCTGGAGTTCGCATCATGACTAAAGCGGAACGACAGCACCTGCAGCGCGTTGCCGATCTCGGCTGCATCGTCTGCCGGCAGCACTTCAGCGTGTTCAGCCCGGCAGAAGTGCATCACCTGCGCGCTGGCTGCGGAGCAGGGCAGCGCGCCAGCCATTATCGAACAATCCCACTTTGTCCACCCCACCACCGAACTGGCGGGTACGGCGTGGCCATCCACGCTGGACAGAAGATGTGGGAAAAAAATTACGGTACAGAAGAAAGCCTGCTGGCGCAGGCGTATGAGCTATTAAAAGGAGAGTAAGACGTTGCGCGATATCTATGACGTATTGGAAGAATGGGGCGCCTGGGCAGCTTCTGATAACAGTGGTGTAGACTGGCAGCCCATAGCGGCAGGCTTCAAGGGCTTATTACCTCATGGTAAGAAATCGCGAATTCAGTGTGATGACGATACAGGGATTCTGATAGATGGATGTGTAGCGCGATTGAAAAAATTGAAGCCAGAAGAGTACGAGCTGATTATTGCGCATTTTGTGGTTGGCATTTCTTTGCGTTCTATTGCTAAGAGACGTAAGTGCTCTGATGGTAAAATAAGAAAGGAATTACAGTCAGCCATCGGATTTATAGAGGGTGTCTTAAATATTCTAGCCAATTAGCTTGAACAACGTTATAAGGGCGCCAGCGGAAACTGGCGCCCACGCGGCTATCAGTAAAAACCATAAAACCCTAGAGCAAAAGATCTCATTTTTGGATAAGTTGTCTAGGGCTTCAGTAATCCTCACCTTTAAATCGTTACTTTCCTCAAAACGATTTTTATTATCTTCTATTTTCTTGTTCATTGATTCAAAAACTATACTTTTGGCGTGTCTGATTCTGTAAAATTGGTTTTGTTGAGATAAAATTGTAAGGTGCATAATCAAAGAAGTTAAAAATAAACCGGCGAGTGCAATTATAATTTCTGTTTTATCTGACAGTTTAAGTAGACCAATTGCCCCAACTAAAGAAATTGGTATGGCTAAAACCTTGCTAGACAAGTCTAGTAACGTTTTAGAAGTTTTTTCAGCAAAGTCAATTTCAGCGTCAGCTATTTCTTTTCTGGATTTATGGAAAGAGAATGCAGACATATAAACGGCAAGGTTGTTTGTATATAATCTATTTACAGAGTCCCAGCTAACGATTAAATCTGTAAAGTTAGCTTTATTATCATTAATGTATTCTATTAGGGTGTTTCTGAATGTATTTATTTTTTCATCATAATGTGCGTCGGTTAACGGATTAATAGAAACTAAATTATTAATCAAATCAATATTAAAATTCTCAACGAGTAAAATTTCCTTACTTAAAGAAGTTTCAATTACGGCTGAGGTGGATTTAGACTCGGAATGCATCACAAATACTAAGCGATAAAAACTACTGCTACCTTCACTTTTGATATCATGATAATGAGCAATCTTGGCTAATGAAGATATTAAGGATAGGGTTTTTTCTAATGTTCCAATAAATGATGGCTTGTGTTTATCTTCAGAATAAAAGTCATCTTCTACAATATAATATTCTTTTGGAAACAATCCTTTTGATAAGCAGCTTGCAGAAATAAACTCATCACTATTTTTGTAAAATTTATCCGCAGTGCTTTGATTAATAATAAAAGCATATTTACTTTCACTCCACACCTCAGGAAGATCATCTAGGTCGTCTACAAAACCCCCATCAACTTCAAGCTCATCAAAGCGTCCGGCAGGGAAGTGTCCAGTTAAAATATCAACCAAAGTTTGATGAGTTTTTTTTGAATAAGAAATAGTGCCTTTAATCATAACTCCATCAAAGAGTGGATCTTTAGAGTTTTTGAATAATTGCACTATTTTTAGTAGGTCGGTCATTTTATCAGATTACTCTAATTTATTATCTATCTTTTTGATTAAAGCCTGCTTTCTTTCTTTAATTGCTGATTCAATTTTCGATTTGGCTTCTGCTGGTAAGTTGTTGAAAACTAAACTTCCTTTTGATTGATCATAAAAGATCATAGCATCACTGGTTTCGCCTAGCAATTCCTTATCAAAGTTAAAGCTATATAATTTGTCTTTAAAAGAAACGTTCTTTATTTTATCAAGCGTAGGTTTATTAATTACAAATTCAGAAGGAATGCGGGTTTTTTCATTGTTGAGGTGCTTCATAAATCCTTCAACTAATGAATCTCTTTCATCTTCAGCTAAAGTTGTTAAATGAGCAGATGCTAAATCCGCTATGTCGGCAAGCTTCGCCGGATTCTTGCTTTCATTTTTTTCATCAAGATATCTAATAACTTTATTCCTAAAGCTTTCAGCTAACCGCTTTGTTCTTTCATCGCTTTTAAAATAATTTCGTGCTTCTCTAGGCAATGCTCGGGTAGCTCCGGAAGAAGCTATACCCTTATCACAACCTAAAGCTGCGATAAAATAAGCTGAAGCTGATTGGCCTTTAGTCTTACTGACAAAGCTCAAATAACTTAGTTCTGATTTAGTAGAATCATCTGCTTTGATATATTTATCGTACAAATGGAAATTTATCTTCGCGGCTTGATTTATATTGCTTAAGTCAAGATGCACTAATTCCTGAGGTTCGAGAGCATCACTTATACTCATGCCGCCTTTTTTCTTTAACATGGTGATTAACAAGAAGCGTATATTTTCTGAAATGTAATCAGTGAAGACAATATAACCTCCTGAAGGCCAGGTTTGTCCCTTAGCTTCTTCAAAAAATTGCTTCATAATAGAGTTTGAAAAATCAATAAATTCACTTGAATTGAAGTTGGGAAGAGAAAAGTATTTGTGAAATTTATCCGGAATTGGCCCTATACCCTTAGGGTTAGACTCTTTATCATTAATGGTCTTAAATACGCCATAGTGAGCTGTATTACCACGTGAGCCGTATAATTTTATTACATCTTCTACAAGCTTATTGACGATTACGTTATTTTTATCAAGCTCTGTTTTTCGCAAGTTATATGGTTTTGAATGATCAAAATCCTTTCCGCTTTCTTTGATCAATTCATGCACTATTACATGTTTAAGTATAGGTTTATTCATTTTTCATCCAATCCAAATGGGAGAATTAAGGTTTGTATCATAAAGAAACACTAACGCGTACGCAAAATGTACAGTAATCTGCTATGGGTTGTCACTATGCACTGACACATAACATTCAAAACCTCGCCACCTCGCGAGGTTTTTTGCTTTCTGCACCACAGAGAGCGTTCTCAGTGACACTGGATCTAGCGGGTAGAATGGCTCACATGAAGGGGCACAAGGAAAAGCTTCTTTGTGGAAAATGAGCAGGCTTGTTGGCATTAGGCTAGTGCCGAAGGTAGAACTAGTCGCGATGACTGATTTGCTGGGTTGGCTGAGATGTCATAGCAACTGATTGTAATCAGCGGATCGTAGATTCTATACATGCAGCCAACCCCAGATAGTTACACGAAAGCAACACTTCTAGGCTCGCTTCGGCGGGCCTTATTTATACCCAAAGGCGCCACCAGCACCCACCGCGCACCCTGTGTATGGCTGGAGCGCGGCTTTTTCTTTTAACTTCATCAGCCGCCCGCTACGGGAGGGCAGAGCATGCAACGTATGGAATCAACATCTCAGCAAATGCCGTACTGGTGGTCAGCGTGCCTGGCGTTCTTCTCAACACTCAGTCTCTACGATTACGTTTTTTGCGTCGGCGCGGCGATCTCCGCATTTTTCACGATCAAAACGTATTACGCAGCTCGACGTGAGAAGCGGCAGCAGCTGACGGAAGAGCGCGCGCGCACTGAGATGCTGCGTCGTTACTTAGAGGGCGTGATGTCTGTCCCGGAAGGCGAGCGGCCGGCGGATGTTGAGGTCGTAGCGAACGCGATCAGAATGGCAGGGGGTGCAGATGCCAGCGCTGAATAAAAAAAGTAGCGCCGCCGGCGCAGTATGTGCGGTCTCAGCGATTATCGCGATTTTACTTTCGAACGGGCAGGTTCGCACGAACCAGCGCGGCCTGGAGTTAATCGGCAACGCCGAGGGCTGCAGGCGTGAGCCGTACATCTGCCCGGCAGGCATAGCAACAGACGGCATCGGCAATACGCACGGCGTGGCGACGGGAAGACGGAAAACGGATCAGCAGATCGCCAACGACTGGCAGCGCAATATCCTCGACGCTGAGACGTGCGTGAATCGTTATGCCGGCGGCGCCAGGTTGCCGGATAACACATTTTCCGCTGCGGCCTCGATCGCGTTCAACGCTGGCTGCCCGACGATGCAGAAAAGCACCATGTTTCGCTATTTCCGCCAGGGGCAGCTGGTGGCCGGCTGCAATGAGTTTCCACGCTGGGTGTACGCAGGCGGTAAAAAACTGCCGGGTCTGGTTATCCGCCGGCAGGCAGAAAAGCAGCTGTGCCTTGAGGGTGTGAAGTGATGCGGTACTTACTTCTGTGTCTCAGCCTGGTTGCATTTGGGGCAGTGCTGCTTGCCAGCCATTATCATGGTAAAGCCACAGAGTGGCGCGCTGTGGCACAGCAGTCGCAGCAGCTGCTTAAGCAGCAGGAAGACGCTATAAACGAAATGCAGAAGCGACAGCGTGCCGTTGCTGCGCTCGATGCAAAATACACGAAGGATTTAGTCGATGCTCAGACGACTATCGATAAGCTGCAGCGCGATGTTGCTTCTGGCCGCAAGCGGCTGCAGCTCAACGCGGCCTGTACGAAGCAATCCGCCACCGGAACCGCCAGCCTGGATGATGCAGCCCGCGCCCGACTTTCTGACACCGCTGAACGGGATTATTTCATCCTCAGAAGTCGAATCGAGCTCGCCGGAGAGCAAATCGCAGGGTTGCAGCATTACATACAAGAGCTGTGCCTAAAGTAAGGCTTGCATTACAAGATATTTTTTTAATGGCCTTGAATTAATAGTTGTTAGGGGTATTGTATTGACTTCTTTATTTCAAAGGGATCAGTATGAAAGACCTAACAGATGCTGTTCAACAGGCTTTAAAGGATAATAATTATTTTTCAGCAATGTTTATTGCTTTGTCCTTGCCAGATATATGTGGAAGTCTTGAAACACCTAAAGAAAAAAATGGAGCTAGAGCAAAAAGGTGGTTCAAAGAAAATTTGGGACCTAAGTATATGCCGAACAATCGTTATGAAGTCATGCTAAATTTTAGACCGGATGGTATAGCCACGCTTCCTCCTAGGGAAGCTGAGAAGTTGAAAAAAGAACCAGCTACAGTTAGGTTTACTCCTGAAATGTTCTGGTCGCTTAGAAATGCTTTCTTACACGAAGCTTCAGATAAAAATAAGTCAGTGAAGTTTCATATAACGCACTCAAGAACACCAATGATGATGATTAATGGCGCTTTGCAATTGAGCTCAATTGAATTCTGCAAAGACATGTGTAATGCAGTAACAAGATGGATTACAAAAATGCAAAGTAATGCCATTGTTACTAAAAGAATCACCGAAAGAGCGAAAATTACCAATTACATAAATGATGGCATGTATATCATCCTATAATTTACTACGAATACTACCGCCTGCGGGCGGTTTTTTTACGCCTGATGAAAGGATGGTTAATATACAAATTTTAACTTTTGAAAAGGACTAATGCGGAGTGGAAATCAGCACAATCCCAGCGATCGGTGGTAGTAGCAGTAAAGGCATATTTACTGAGCGGCAGATCATTGGTGCGGATGACGTTGGCGAACCGTTATTGATTGATCTCACAGCTGACGCGCTGGATCCGCGTATCACTTTCACGGGCCCGGCCCATTTCTATTACACAAAATCCGGCGCGCTGGCGTTATGCGCTGAGAATGAGTGGCCGCTCGAGTACCAGAACGGGCAGGCCGTAGGCCGGCACGCGCCGGAGCCTGAAGCCACAAATTTACAGCCGTACAGCCGCGCGACGACGATTTCGGACTATCTGGTCAAAAGCGATGATCTGGAATTAATTGTTGATGCCACCGGCGCACCGGATGGCGGCGCCATTGGCCGAATTCCGGAAGCGTGTGAATCGTATCTGGTGTCGCAGGACGTGGAGAGTGCGGTCCTGGTACCGCAGACGCGTTATGCGTTAACCAGCGGATGGCAGCGACTGACATACGCAGTGACGGTAACAAGGCGTTCGCGCGTTCGGCTGCGCTACGGTCAACACGGGGTTTCAACTCCGTCGATATGGCTGACGCAAAACCCAGACTATGGCAAATGGCTGCCCGCCGGCGACTACGCGATCAGCTGGTTTGTAAAAGCCGGCGATGGCTCAACATTTCCTGCTGGCTTTGCGCAAATAGAGTCCGGAAGCATATGCACATCGCCTGTCGTTAATGAAACCGCAGCAACAGCATCTCGCGCTGCATCTACGGTCACTATCGACACCAAGGGCTTTCGGATGATCACTGTGCGCTACACGGGCAACTACGGCGAAAGCTTCAGCGCCCTCGGCAACGTCTCAACGCTGCGAGTCGCACAGCGTGCGCACTGGGGAACGCGGTACATCCGACAAATTCTACTGAGCAGGTAAAAATTATGCCGACAAAAATGGTAACGCTGACGCGCACGCCGCAGCTGGTCTGCGACGGCACATCAAATTTCAGCGTAAACACGAAAGGCGCCAGCGTTTATTTTGCTGAAAGCGAGGACCAGCCGACCGATTTGACGGTTCACGACGAGTTGACCGGGCGGCTGGGATTCGGCCCGAACGTCATGATCTGGATGTGGGTCGATACTGATTATGGTCCCACCATCCCGGTGATCAGCTGGTACGAATAACGGAGAAGAGGTATGGCAAAACCGGACTGGGGAGCGCTGCAGGTTCTGTTCCTCGCCGAGCATGCCAAAACGGGTATATCACCCAAAGAATGGTGCGAGGCGCGGGGGCTGAATTATTCATCTGCGCGCCGGTATATAAAAAAGCCTGCTGCGCAGAAATCTGTGCGCGCTGGCCAGCGCAACATTCAGTCTGCGCAGCGCAGCAACAGCGAAAGTGCGCAGCCCGTTGCGCAAGAGTTTGATCTGCGCAGCTATGGTCTCAATGATATGCAGATTCGGTTTGTTGAAGAATATCTCATCGACCTGAACCGGACAGCTGCATATAAGCGGGCGGGTTATAAAGGTGAGGGCAATACGGCTTACGTCAACGCCTCACGCATGCTCAGAAATGCTAAGGTCGCGGTTGCAGTTCGTGATGCGATGGATGCGCGCGCGCGCCGCACCCAGATTACACAGGATGCCGTGCTGCAGTGGTGGTGGGATATCGCTACCGCTGACGCAACGCAGCTCACGGAACTGCACCGCTACTGCTGCCGATACTGCTGGGGATTCGGTCACAACTACCAGTGGCGCGACGCGGTGGAGTTTGAAGAAAAGCGCCGCGACGCGCTGGCGCGCAAGCAGCGCGAGCCGAGCGATGAAGGCGGGTACGGTTACGACGCGCAGATTGATCCTAACCCCGAGTGCCCGCGCTGCAACGGTCTGGGCCTGAGTCGCCCCGTTTTTCACGATACCCGTGATTTAACTGGCGCCGCGCGCCGTTTGTTCGCTGGCGTGAAAGAGGGGAAATTTGGGCTGGAAATCGTCATGCGCAATCAGGATGACGCTTTGAAAATGGTTGCACAGCACATCGGCATGGTGAAAACGAAAACTGAGATCAGCGGACCGGATGGCGGCCCAATCCAGTCAGAACAGGTTTCTCTGACACCGGATCAGGCAGCCGACCTCTACCGCAAAATGATGGGGTAATATCCGTCTGAACGGCTAGGCAGCATCTGATTTTCTGTGTATGCGCCCAAGTGCTTTGATGGCCGCAATTTTAATTTCATGATCTATATCGTCAGTTAATTCCAGTAGACGATTAACTACGGCAGATGAACGGTTCCCTCCTTCTCCTAACGCATAAATAGCAGCAAGCTGTATATGTTTTTGAGTAGCTTCAGTAAAAGACAACAGCTTTTTGGTTACAGTCGAATTCATAAAACCTCCTGTTTAATTATTCCGCAAAACAATATCGGATTTTATGCTTTTAAAATCAAGGAGGGATGTTTTATATGCCCATTCCCTTTCCGTTCGATTTCAAAAACCCTGACTACACGCAGGTGTTCGAGTGGCGCATTGAGCGGCTGCAGCGCATCCGGCAAAACCCTGGCATGCTGCCGGCGCTGAAAGCGTTCTACCGTGACAATCCTGCGCAATTCATTATCGACTGGGGCATGACGACAGACCCGCGCAACCTCGACTACGGCCTGCCCGTAACCATCCCGTTCCTGCTGTTCCCACGGCAGGAAGAGTGGATCCACTGGATCATGGACCGCCGGCGCAACCTGGAAAACGGCATCACGGAGAAAAGCCGCGAGATGGGGCTGAGCTGGACGTCGATCGGGCTGGCGTGCTCGCTGTGCCTGTTCAGCAAAGAGATGGTGATCGGGTTCGGCTCGCGCAAAGAGGAATACGTGGACAGCACCGGCGACCCAAAAGCGCTCTTCTGGAAAGCCCGGAAATTCGTCGAGATGCTGCCGGTTGAGTTTCGCGGCACCTGGAACGAGAAGAAGCACGCGCCGTATATGCGCGTTGAGTTCCCGGACACTGGCGCAGTGCTGAAAGGCGAAGCGGGCGACAACATCGGCCGCGGCGACCGCACTACGCTCTATTTCGTCGACGAAGCCGCATTCCTGCAGCGCCCGCTGCTGATAGATGCGGCGCTGTCCCAGACGACGCGCTGCCGCATCGACCTGAGTTCGGTCAACGGCATGGCCAACCCGTTCGCACAAAAGCGGCACGGCGGCAAAATACCCGTTTTCACCTTTCACTGGCGAAGCGATCCGCGCAAAGACGAGGAGTGGTATCGCCGCGAATGCGAGAAAATCGACAACCCGGTCGTGGTGGCGCAGGAGCTTGATCTTAATTACAGCGCATCAGCTGAAGGCGTTCTCATCCCGTCCGAGTGGGTGCAGGCCGCCGTCGACGCGCACATCAAGCTGGGTATTAAACCTACCGGCAAGCGCCTCGGGGCGATGGACGTGGCCGACGAAGGGCGCGATAAAAACGCCTTTTCTACGCGCCATGGCTTCCTGCTGGAGAATATTCGCGAATGGTCTGGCGTGGGCAGCGACATTTACGGATCCGTCGAGAAGGTTTTCGGCTACTGCGAGGAGGACAACCTCGAAGAATTCCGCTTCGATGAAGATGGTCTCGGCGCCGGCGTGCGCGGTGATGCGCGCGCCATCAACGAAATGCGTAAAGCGGCCCGGCGCCCAACGATCCTCGCGACGCCGTTCCGCGGTAGCGGCGCGGTATTCGATCCCGACGCCGAGGCTGTGCGCGGCGACAACGGGCAAAAGGCGCGGCTGAACAAAGATTTTTTTGCGAATGCCAAGGCGCAAAGCTGGTGGCATCTCCGCAAAAGATTCCAGAACACGTACCGCGCCGTAAAAGAAGGATTGGACTACAACCCGGACGAAATCATCTCGATCAGCAGCGCGATGGCGAGCAAAGACAAACTCATCATCGAACTGTCGCAGCCGACCTACTCCATTAACGGCGTAGGGAAAATCATCGTCGATAAACAGCCAGACGGCACCAGGTCGCCGAACCTCGCCGACTCGGTGATGATCAGCTACGCACCTATGAACACCTCACTCGATATTTGGGCAATGCTCGGAGCTTGATATGTCCCGTAAAAAACGCCGTAACGGCGCACAAAGGCCCGTTGCGACTGCTGACGGGTACAACAATTTCACGGCCAAATTAGGCACGGCCACATCGAACATTCAGACCGGCGGGACACATCTGCCGGACTACCTGACGCGCAACCGCGTTAAGCTGGAATTTGCATACCGTTCATCGTTTCTGGTCGGCGCCGCCATCGATGCGGTCGCGGACGACATGACACGAAAAGGCGTGACTATCACGTCGCGGCTGGAGCCGGGGCACAAAGGCAAGGTTGACACGTTCTGGGATGAGGCGGGCATCTGGGATGGCCTGAACGACACGCTCAAGTGGTCCCGACTTTACGGCGGCGCGCTGCTGGTGGTGCTGATAGACGGGCAGGATATGTCGACACCGCTCCGGCTCGATCGCATCAGGGAGGGGCAATTTAAAGGCGTGCTTTCGCTCGACCGCTGGATGGTCACGCCGTCCTATTACGACCTGGTGACTGATTACGGCCCACACTTCGGCAAGCCAAAATTTTACAAGGTGGTGACTAATCAGAAAGGCATACCGTCATGGAAAATCCACTACAGCCGGCTGATCCGCCTGGACGGTGAAACTCTGCCATTCCAGCAGGCCCAGACGGAAAACGGCTGGGGGATGTCAGTAGTAGAGCGCATTTTTGAGCGCATCGAGGCGTTCGATACTGCGACGGTTGGCACAACGCAGCTGATCCACAAAGCCCATCTCCGCACGTACAGCATCGATAAACTGCGTCAAATTCTGGCAACAGGTGGCGATCTCGAAGCGGCATTAATGAAGCACATGGACATGATCCGCCAGTTTCAAACCATCGAGGGCATGACCCTCATGGATGCCAGCGACAAATTTGAAACGCACAGCTACTCGTTCGCTGGCGTTGCCGACGTCATGCTGCGGTTTGCTGAGCAGGTCTCCGGGGCGACCGGTATTCCGCTGGTCCGCCTTTTCGGCCAGTCGCCGGCCGGATTCAGCACCGGCGACGGCGACCTCGAAAACTACTATAGCCGGATCAACTCACAACAGGAGCGGCGCCTGCGCCGGCATATACGCTGGCTGATGGACATCACCTGGCGTTCTGAATTTGGCGAAGAGCTGCCCGATGATTTCACGTTCGAGTTCAACAAGCTGTGGGAAATGTCAGACGGCGACCGGGCGACGATGGCAAACAATATCGCGACGGCGCTGGGCGCGCTGGCGGACCGGGGCATTATGCCGCGCCACGCGGCCATGACGGACCTGCGCAATATCTCCGAGGTGATTGGCATCGGCGGGGCAATCACTGACAAGGATATCGAGGATGCGAAGAAAGAGCTGGAGGAGTCTGAATCTGAAAACAGCGCTCCGCCGTCGTTCAGAGAAAACGTACCGACAAAGCCTGTTGGCGATAGTCAGCCAGATAAACGAAATCGTAACTGGTTCATACGATGGTTCCCAGAGCAGCGCTAACCTCGTCATAACCGACCTGACCGGCTATTCACAAATTATCGACGACTGGGCGGAAATGGTCGGGCGCCGGATGTTCAGCCAGGTCGAAGAGGAGGAGTGGCGCCAGTGGCGCAGCGTCTCCGAAGAAATTTCAGAGGGACTTCGGCAGGTCGTCGGCAACACGCCAGTGGGGCACGTTGCCCAGGATATCGTCTACCGGCAAATCCAGCTGATGAAATCGCTGCCGCTTGAGGCAGCCGATCGCGTCAGGGAGATACAGTCCCGCGCCATCGATGCCGTCGTTAAGGGTGAACGACCGGATGCCCTGTACGAGATGATCATGCAGTCCGGCGACGTTGCCGCCAGCAGGGCGCGCATGATAGCGCGGACAGAAATCAGCCGGGCAACCGGCGCACTGACGCAGGCCCGCGCGCTGGCGGTTGGCTCGGAGGGCTACTGGTGGCGCATTAAAGGATCGGGCACGCGGCCATCACACAAAAAGATGCGCGATGTGTTCGTGCGCTGGGATAACCCGCCCACGCTCGACGGCATGACAGGGCACGCCGGATGCCTGCCGAATTGCCAGTGCTGGGCCGAGGTACAAATTCCCGAACCAAGATACTGAATATACAGGCCGCCACGAGCGGCCTTTTTTATTGAGGTGCACGAATGATACGCATCAATTTTATCGATGCTGATAAATGGGTCACCGTCCACCCCAACGGGCATAACAATAAAGGGTCGCCAGTGCTGGTGGGCTCAGGTGGTGAAATCAAGGGCGGCATGGGCGGCAAGTTTAATGGCGAGAAGCTCAGCGAAGTGGGGAAAAAGTTCACTGACCCCAAAACACCAAAAGGCGGCGTCAAAGAGCAACCTAAATCCGAGTCCAAACCCAAGGGAGAAAGCAGCGCATTTCAAACGCGACGCCTGGATCACGGCGAACTCTCTATTCCCCGCAGGCTGAACAATATCAACCGCGATCTGGACCGCTATAAGGCGGAGCAGGCAAAGCAGCAACGTCGCGATCTCGATGATCGGAAATTTCTCCATGAAGAAGCCGAGCGCAGGAAGGCCGAAGCCCTGAAGAAGGGCATGAGCGAAGAGGACAAAAAGACATTCAGAAAGGAGCTCATAAGCCGCTATGCAAAGGCTTTTCAGAAGGCCCACGGCTGGAGTGCATCAACTGCGAGAGAACAGGCCAGAATAGAGGTTGATCACCTGTTCAAAAATAAAGCCGACAAAGTTTTGGAGGCCTGGCACAAATTTCAGGCATCCAGCAAACAGACTGGTGATGCCGACACGGTGCAGCATACGATGAAATATTTTTTCACCGCCCGGCTGGGCGAAACCCGCTTTCTGCAGGCGGATGGTTCGCTGCTCTGCAAAGACGTTCCGATCGCGCGCACGGGGCAGCAGATTTACCTGCCCGATGAGATTGGGCTGGAGCCTGACGAGTCAGGCACAGTCACCGTATGGCGCACAGAAGACGAGGTGTTTTCCCCCGAGACAATGGCATCGTTCGAGGGCGTTGCCGTCACGCTGGGCCATCCCGAGGACGATGACGGCGGAATTCTGTTCGTTAACCCTGGTAACTACTCGGAGCTGGCGCATGGGCATATTCAGAACGTGCGCCGCGGCACGGGCGATAAATCTGACCTGCTGATCGCTGACGTGCTGATTAAGCGTCAGGAGGCGATCGACGCGGTTAATTCCGGCCTCACTGATGTCAGCTGTGGCTATGACGCCAGCTACAAGCAGCTGGCGCCCGGAAAGGGCAAGCAATATCAAATCACCGGAAATCATCTCGCGGTCGGCATTGACCGCGGGCGCGCTGGTGGTCGCTGTGCAATCGGGGATTCAGCCCCATTACCCAAAAAGGAGAGGCCAATGTCATGGCTGAAAAAACTGGCTACGGCCATTAAGACGAAAGATGAGGACGCGCTAAACCAGCTCATTGAATCCGCGCCCGAAATCCCGTCCGACGGGATGGGCTCTATTCCGGGCTCGACAATCAACATCAATATCCCGTCGCAGGCCACCTCGCTGCCGGCCGAGAACCGCACGACGACAGATGAGCAGGAAGAGGAGGCGAAAAAAGAGGAGGAGAAGACCGGCGACGACGGCGATATCGCGGCCGCTCTGCAGGCGATCCTGGCGCGCCTCGACAAGCTGGAGGGTAAAACCGGCGATTCTGATCCGGGCGACGACAAGCCGACAGGGGATGAAGATGCAGAAGAGGATAAAAAGGTCACCGCCGACGCTGCGTATAAGCGCGGCATTATCGCTGACGCGGAAATCATCTGCCCCGGCTTCCAGCCCACTGGCGATAAAGGGCTCAAACGCCAGGTGCTCAGCCAGGCGCTCCGCACCGGCGACAGCCTGAAGGCGTTCGGCGTCAGTGATTTTGATAAGGCACCGAAGGCCACCGTCGATGCGGTGTTCACTGCCGCAGTAGCAATGAGCAAGGCTCAAAATCACCTGAAACCGCTCGGTTTCAAAACCGGCGACGCCGCATCAACAAAACGCATCACGCCTGCTCAGCTGAATCAGCTGAACAAGGAATTCTGGAACAAACACAAATAAGGTAACTCCTCATGGCAGGAACTGCATATCTGACCCGCATGCCTCTGGGCATCGCGGGCGCCGTAACTCGTCCGCGGGATCTGACCGCCGAGCCGGTGTCGCTCGATCCCAATAAGATTTTTTCAAAGTATGGTCTGGCCGGTAAATGGTCCGGCAATGACTTCGTTCCGCTGGAGGAGGGCGACACGATTGACGATGTCGCGGGCATTCTGATCCGTCCGTATCCGACGCACTCGCAGCCAGATATGGCGGCGCTGGGCATCAGTTCCGGCGTGACGGGCGACAGGCTCGCGCGCGGCTATATCTGTGTGACCGTTCCGCAGGATCAGGCGGCAACAGCCAAAAAAGGCGCGCCGGTTTACGTGCGCATTGCTGGCGCAACGGCAGACAGCCCGCTCGGCTCGCTGGTGCTGACGCCTGACGCGACTGCCGCGAATACCCCGCAGCTGACTGCAGCGCGCGCGATGGGTCCGGGCGATGGCGCCGCCGGCGCCGGCCTCGGTCACGTTGAAATCGCCTACAATATTTAAGGAAACCCATGTTTACTATCGACAAAAAGACCGTTGACCAGGCCGGCGCGTTCCTTATCGGCGAACTGGAGCGCCTGGACCAGACGCTCAACCTGCCGCTGGTTTCGTACAAATGGTCGCGCGACATGCCGCTGCGCAGCGACGTGTCTATCGCGGACGAAATTTCATCGTTCACTAACACTGATTTTGCCGCGGCGGGCGGTGTAAATCCGAACGGTAAAAACTGGATCGGTAAAAACTCCACTGCGATCGCGAAAACCAACCTCTACATTGAAAAAACAGCGCAGCCGCTCACGCTCTGGGGCATGGAGCTGGGCTGGACCCTGCCAGAGCTGGCGTCTGCACAGCAGCTCGGACGCCCGATCGACACGCAGATGTACGACGCCATGCAGATGAAATGGAATATGGACATTGATGAGCAGGTCTATATCGGCGACGAGGGCATGGGCGTAACCGGTCTGCTGAACCTCAGCAACGTTGTTCCGCTGGCCGCCGCGGGCGCATGGACGGCGACAACTGATCCAGACATCATCTCGCAGGACATTAACCTGGTCCTCACCGACGCGTGGCTGAAATCAGGCTATGCCGTCTGCCCGTCTAAAATCGGCATTGCGCCAGAGCTGTTCGGCCTGCTGTCAAACAAGAAGGTCAGCTCAGCCGGTAACATCTCGCTCCTCGAGTACGTGAAGATCAACACCATTGCGTTTCAGGAGAACGGCGAGCCGCTGGAAATTGTCTCCATGAAATGGGCGTCAAACCGTGGCGTGGGCGGATCTCACCGCATTGTGGCCTACACCCAGGACGAGAAATACGTGCGATTCCCGCTCGTGCCGTTGCTGAATACTCCGCTCGAGTATCGCGGCATCCACCAGCTGACGACCTATTACGGCCGCCTCGGCCAGGTAGAAACGCCGTACAGCAACACCATCTCCTATCTCGACGTTCCGGCGTCATAACCAACCTGGCGGGGCAACCCGCCTTTTTTCTGGAGAGCATCCATGAAACTAATTGCAGCTAACGCCGCGACGCTGAGCCTTGCTGACGGTTCAAAATTTAAAATCGAGCCCGGTATTCACGACGACAAAGATTTTCCCGACGCCGTCAAAAAGCACTGGGCATTCAGCTCATACGTAAAGCCGATCGACGACTCAGAGAATGAGCAGGGCGATAGTGATTCGTCAGTGCAGATTGGCAGGCTGCAGGCCGAAGTCGACAGCCTGAAAAAGACCGTTTCGGAACAGGAAGATCTGGTCGAGAGCCTGACGGGTCAGATTGAAGAGCGGGAGGCGGCGATCGGCGAACTGCAGGGCAAGGTTGATGACCTGACGGCGCAGCTGGTGGCGCAGAACCAATCCGATACCGGGCAGAGCAACGATGCACCTGTCAGTGAGGTCAACGACAGCGACGGCGGTAAAAATGCCAAAAAACAGCAAGCTTCCAGGTAAAGAGCAGTTCCGCACCGACTTCCCCGAATTTTCCGACACCACGCGCTATCCCGACCCCTCTGTTGATTTCTACCTGGGCATGGCCGACACGCTGCTGAATCAGGACGTGCACGGCGACAAGTTCGTCTATCTCGCTGAGCTGTTCACCGCGCACTACGTCGAGCTGCGCGGGCGTGCGCTGGCGGTCGTCGGCGCAGGCGGCGGGGTCAATTCTGCCGGCGGCGGCGTGATGACGTCGAAATCCGTGGATAAGGTCAGCGCGAGCTATGACGTGTCGGGGATCATCAATCCTGACGCGGGATTCTGGAACAGCACGGCATACGGCCGGGAATTTTTCTGGTGGTGGTCGATGTTCGGCACCGGCGGTCGCCAGCTGCTATGAGCGGGCTCACTGTTCGCGCTGATAATGCCGCCGCCGTGCTGGAATCGCTCCGCCAGCTCACCGGCATGGACGTGCTGGTCGGCATTCCGACAGAGCGGGCCGCGCGCGAGGGCTCGCCCATTAACAACGCCGAGATCGGCTATCTCCAGTCGACCGGGGCAACAGTCGAAATCGATGGGGAGACCATCACGCTGCCGCCGCGGCCGTTTCTGGACATGGGGATTGAGGACACGAAGCCGCGCACCACGGCGCATCTTGAGGCGGCGGCACGGGCAGCCCTGGGCGGCAACATTGAGGGCGCGCTGCTGGAGCTGGAAAGCGCAGGACAAATTGCGCGGGACGGCGCTAAAGCGGTTATCGGATCGGGCGATCGTCTGCATCCCCTGTCTGAGAAAACGCTTAAACGCCGAGAACGTGAAGGTATTACGGGCGATAAACCGCTGTATGCGCATGGCCACCTGCTGAACTCAATCACCTACGTTGTGAGGAAAAAATAATGCCGTTTCTCGACGTGACAGACGTGCTGCTGGATCCGGACTTCGCTGATAACTCGCTGGTTTGCCATCGGCAAATTCAGACGGCGGATGAGGATAATTTCCCGACCAACACGTCGCAGGCTATTCCGTTTTCCGGCGTGGTGACGGTGGATCGATCGCTGGAGGCGCGCCGGATGGCTGCCGGGCAAAACATCAGCGGTGCAATTCTCATCGTGACGCAGTTTCGACTTACACAGGGCCAGCCCGCCGGCGCTGGCACACCGCGGCTGGATGCCGACATCGTGACGTATAACGGCCGCAACTACCGTGTGACGTTTGTTGATCCGTACACCAGCTACGGCGCCGGGTTCGTTCAGGCACATTGTGAGCTGGTGGAATTTGACGGAGGGATCCCGGCATGAGCAATGACAGCACCGCGGCGGGCTACATCACGCCTGCAGGCGACGGTCCCGCTTATGACGAGGCGCTGGAGCGCCAGATTAGCAGGTGGATCCGCGGCGTTTCCGGTCTGCCGGCAGAGCGCGTCTTCCCGCGCTGGACCGACCCGCAATCCTCGATACCGGCAAAAAACATCACCTGGTGTGCGTTTGGCATCACCACCGCGGCATTGCCCGGAATGCCGGCAAATATCCAGATTAGCGACAGCGAGTCGGAGCAGTGGGCGTGGGAGCAGCTGACCGTCATTTGTTGCTTTTACGGCCCGGGCGGAGCCGCGCTGGCCACTGCATTCAGGGCGGGGTTGTTCATTGAACAAAACAACACCGAGCTGAATCGCGACGGCCTCTCGCTGGTGGAGGTGGGGACGATCTACAACCTGCCTGAGCTCATCAATAACCAGTGGGTACGGCGCTATGACATCACCGTCACGCTTTCACGAAAAACCATCCGCACCTACAACATCAATTCCATCGTCGACGCTAACGTCGCGATAATTACCGGAGACTAATCTCATGGCCAAGGGGTTGCCTTTAAACCGCGTCACAAACGTAACGGTGACGCTCTCAGCGCGCGCGGCGCAGGGCCGAAATTTTGGCTCGATGCTGCTGCTGGGCGCTTCCACTGTTATTCCCGTTGCTGAACGTCTGCGCCTTTATTCCAGCCCGGACGATATCGGCACAGATTTTGGCGTAGAGAGCGAAGAATATAAGGCCGCTGTTGTGTGGTTCTCACAGTCGCCGCGCCCCACCCAAATCTATGTCGGCCGCTGGGCGAAGACGCTGGACGCGGCAGAGGCTGGTCAGCCTGAAACACTACTGCAGGCCGTAAACGCGCTGCTCGATTACAACAGCTGGTATGGGCTGCATCTCGCTGTTGATGCAGAAATTTACCCGGATGACGAGGATTTGCTTCAGGTTTGTGATGCCGTGGAATCAGCAACCACATCTCGCATTCTAGCTATCACGTCTGACGACGCCGATATTCTGGATTCAGCCGTCAAAACCGATCTGGCGACGAAACTTAAAGCCGCGATCTACAGCCGCTGCTTTATCCAGTATTCGTCCACCAGCCGTTATGCCGCGATCTCAGCGTTCGCGCGCGCGTTTACTGTCAACTTCACGGGCAGCAATACGACTATCACGCTGAAGTTCAAGCAGTTGCCCGGCATCACCTACGAAACCCTGAGCACCCCCCAGGCCAACGCGCTGGAGGCGAAAAACTGCAACGTTTACGTCTATTACGAAAACGATACGGCGATTCTGGAGCAAGGCGTAATGTCTAACGGCGATTTCTTCGACGAGCGCCACGGGCTGGACTGGCTGCAGAACGCAGTGCAGACCGCTGACTACAACACGCTCTACACCAGCACAACGAAGATCCCGCAAACCGACGCAGGCACAACTACCCGCATGGCCAACATCGAAAAGGTACTGGATCAGGCGCTGAATAACGGCCTCTTTGCGCCGGGGATCTGGACGGGTGGTCCGATGGGGCAATTAAGCACGGGCGATACCCTGACGAAAGGGTATTACACCTGGGCTGACACAGTAGACAACCAGCTGCAGTCTGACCGGGAAGCCCGTAAAGGCGTACCCATTCAGGTGGCCGCGAAGCTGGCCGGCGCCGTTCATTACGGCGATGTTGCAATTACCGTAGTTCGTTAAGGAGCGATAATGGCTACCTATTCTTTTCTAGATGTCTCTGGTTCGCTGTCGGGGCCAACGGGCTCAGTAGACCTGGGCGCAGGCTCAGCGAACGCTGAAGAGGGCATCACAATTGCCATGACTGAGGCGAAAAACACCATGACGATCGGCGCGGATGGGGAGTCGATGCACAGCCTGCACGCGGGCAACAGCGGCACGTTGACCGTCTCACTGCTTAAAACTTCCCCGATCAATAAAAAGCTGCAGCTGATGTACAACGCCCAGCGCCTGTCCTCCTCTACGTGGGGAAACAACGTAATTGTTGTGCGCAACAAGGCTTCTGGCGATTTCTTTACCGCGCGATCCTGCGCGTTTCAAAAAGTGCCTGACTGGACCAATGGCAAGGTGGCCGGGACCGTGGCATGGGTTTTTGACTGCGGCAAAGTTGACGGCTTGCTCGGGGAGTTTTAACCGATGGAATTTGAAATCAAAGGTATTCAGTATCGTGTCGCTAAGCTCAGCGTCTTCGATCAGCTGAAAGTATCCCGCAAACTTCTGCCGGTGCTGGCGGGTCTGCTGGGAGATTTCCAGAACATTCAGGCGGCAACAAAGGGCGGCGACATCTACAAGGCGATGGAAACGACGCTGCCAAAAATTGCCGATGCGCTGGCGGCCCTGAGCGAAGATGACACGAATGCGATCCTGTTTCCGTGCCTGAGCGTCGTTGCGCGTAAAAACGGAACGACATGGGCGCCGGTTATGTCCCAGGGCGTCATGATGTTTGACGACATCGATCTGATGAGCCTGTTGCAAATTGTCGGTCGCGTGGTGGTCGACAGTCTCGGAAATTTTTTGCCAGAACCTCCTATGAGCGAGACGCCGGACCAGCCGCAGGCCAGACGTTAAACAGCCTGCCTGACGGGCTGTCATACCTCCTCGACCCGGTTGACGCCGGGTTAATTCCCTATACCGCGCTGAAAGATGGATCGGTTGATCTGTGTGACATCGCGCTGATGAATGACCACCTCGCTGTTAAGGCAGACAACCAGCGCCGCATCGCACAGTGGAGAGAAGAGAATGAGCGCTGAAACTATCAAAGACTTTTTGGTCTCCCTGGGCTTCAACATCGATGAAGCTGGCGCGCGTAAATTCGGGGCTGTTCTGGCCTCGACTACTACACAGGCTGTCAGGGCAGGGGCAGCAATAGAGGCGGCAGCGCTGTCAGTCGTGGCTTACACCGCGAAAGTCGCCAGCAGCCTCGATAACCTGTACTGGATGTCGCAGCGCACCGGCGCGACGGTGAACGGCATCAAACAGATCGGTTATGCGGTCGGGCAGATGGGCGGTTCGGTAGATGCCGCGCGGAGCTCGATCGAAAATCTGGCGCGCTTTGTGCGCAACAACCCCGGCGCAGAGGGATTCCTCAACCGGCTGGGCGTGCAGACCCGCGACGCCGGCGGTAAAGCGCGCGACATGGCGGGCATTTTTACCAGCGTTGGCCAGCGGCTCAGCAGCATGCCGTATTACCGCGCAAATCAGTACGCGCAGATGCTCGGCATTGACGAAAACACGCTGATGGCAATGCGCCGCGGGCTGGGGCAGTTCAGTGCGCAATACAGCCAGATGACGAAAGCGATCGGCTTCAATGCAGATCAGGCTGCGGTGAGCTCGAACCGGTTCATGACGTCGCTTAAGGCGTTCGGCGAAATGGCCGGCATGGCGCGTGACAAAATCGGCTCTAACCTGGCTGAAGGTCTGGCTGGCTCGATCGATACGCTGCGCAAGCGGATCCTCGATAACTTCCCCAGAATTGAACAGACCATTACCACCGGCATCAAGGGCATTCTCTGGCTGGCCGACGCGATCGGGCGCGTGGTGTTTCGTCTGATTCAGGCGGGCGGCGACCTCATCGAATGGTGGAAACATCTGGATTCCGGCACAAAAAACCTGATCGCCACATTCGGCGCGCTGCTGGTGGCGTGGCGCGTGCTGAACAGCGCTTTCCTTGCTTCTCCTATAGGAATAATCCTCTCGCTGGCTGGCGCGCTGGTGCTCCTCTATGACGATTACAAAACGTGGAAGGAGGGCGGAAAATCCCTTATCGACTGGGGCAAGTGGGAGCCCGACATTAAGCTGGCCGTCAAAAACATCGAGGGCATGGTCGACAGCATCAAAAAGCTGGCGAGAGAAGCAGCGAAACTGTTCGGTATCGATCCGAAAGCCTGGAGCCTGAAATGGGAATTTTCGGACCTGATGCGAAACCTCGGCGATCTGGGGAAAATGCTCAGCCTCATTGGCGACCTGCTAAGCGCTATCAACGAGCGGCGCTGGTCTGATGCCGTCAGCATCGGAAAGCAGTTGCTGGCGCAGGGCAGCGAACGACCCGATGCCCTGCCCGGCGTTACTAAAAGCGCCCAGGAAACCCGAAGCGCGGCGATCGACTGGTACAAGACCAGTAACGCGCAGCTTAACCGTTTTTTACCGACATGGATGGGCGGCTCGTCGGGATCGCAGGCTGTAGAGGGCACCCCTGATGCTGCGCTCGATATTCCCGGCAATCTCAAGCGAGGCGAGCGAAACAATAACCCCGGCAACCTGAATTTCGCCGGGCAGCGCGGCGCGGCGCTGGAACGCCCGGGCGGTCGGTTTGCCCGGTTCGAGTCGGCATTCGACGGGCTGCGCGCGCTGTCGCGCCAGCTCATGCTGTACGCCGGGCGCGGTATTAACAGCGTCGAAAAAATTATCTCGACGTGGGCGCCGGCCGGCGACGGCAACAACACCGCGGCGTATATCAAAGCCGTAGCTGGGAGGCTGGGCGTTAATCCGCGGGCCGCGCTGAACATGAGCGATCCGCAGACTATGTCAATGCTGATGAGCAGCATCATCACGCATGAGAACGGCCGGAATATCTATTCGCGTGACCTCATCAGTAAAGCGGCAGTGGCCGGGATCGGTGGCAATGCGGCGCAGATCAGCCAGCAGAACACCTATCACATCTACGGCGGCGGTGATGCGCGGCAGGTTGGTTCTGAAGTTGAGCGCCGCCAGCTGTCAGCGAACACCCGGGCGATGCGCGGAAACCAGACCAGAGTGGGCTAATGGACATTTTATCAACGCTGTTCCACCAGCAGAGCCGAAAAATCGGGATCATCGTACCCAGCGTTGTCGTCTCTGAAAAACACAGCGACACGCTCGAAATTACAGAGCATCCCGTCGAAACCGGCGCGGCCGTTGCGGACCACGCCTATAAAAAACCGAGCGAACTGGTGATGGAGGTCGGTTTTGCCGGCGGTGGTTCGCTGCTGGACTTTGCCAGCAGCCTCACCGCTACGCGCGTGCTTGAGCTCAGCCCGCAGGAATCCTACCAGAACCTGTTGGATCTCCAGCTGAGCCGCGTCCCGTTCGACGTAGTGACCGGGAAGCGGGTTTATAAAAATATGCTGATCCGCGCGCTGGAAGTTACCACGGACAGGACAACAGAAAATGTGCTGTCTGCCGTGCTGACCCTGCGCGAGGTGCTTATCTCGCAAACGCAGCAGATATCGGTCGCTGACAAGGCGAATATGACGGGCGGCGTGAGCACCTCGGCAGTGATTAACACCGGCACCAAATCACCCAGGCCGCCAGAATCTTCATTACTCACCCAAGCCGCAACATTTCTGGGGATCGGATAATGGCAATTCAGGAAATCCCGCTGACGGCGGATAACCAGCAGTTCAGCATCAGCATCGCCGGCACAACGTACCAGGTAGGCATCATCTGGCGGGATACGTGCTGGGTTATGGATCTGCAGCGCGCCGGCGGCGACGTGCAGATTAATGGCATCCCGCTGGTAACGGGTGTGGATCTGCTCGCCCAGCACGCGTATCTGGGGCTGGGTTTTTCGCTGTACGTGATATGCGACGTCAGCGCGCAGGACTACCCAACACAGACCGATCTGGGCTCACGCAGTCATTTACTGGTTTTAACGGAGCAGGCATAGGTATGTCACAGAACTGGATGAGACATTTTGAGCTGCAGCTCGTCGATGAGCAGGGAAAGGGGATCGAACTCAGCGACTTCAGGGTCACTTTTAACATCGACTGGTTCAACATCAGCAGCGCGTCGCGGATCGGGACATTCAAAATTTATAATCTGTCGGCGCCCACGATAAACCGTATCACGGGCGCCGAGTTCACGCGTATTCGCGTTATCGCCGGTTATGACGGCATTGCGCCGGACGTATCCGCCAGCGATGTCGGTGTGGCGCGCGACGTCGCTGCAGCGGATGTCGGGCAGAGCCGCGGGCAGAACTGGGGCATGATCTTCAGCGGAGAAATCCGCTATACAGTGACAGGCAAGGACAGCCCGATCGACTCCTATGTGCTGATTCAGGCCGCAGACACAGATCAGGCATTCGCCACCAGCATCAGCGTCCAGACGCTGGCTGCCGGATACACGCCGGCCGACCTGAACCGCGTGCTGATGAAAGATTTTTCCGTACACGGTGCGACCGAAGGGCTGACACCGGAAATGCCTCCCACGGTCTTCCCGCGCGGGCGCGTGGTGTTCGGCATGACCCGGCACCTGATGGACAACGTAGCAGAGCAATGCGACGCGACCTGGCAGTTCGTCGACGGCCAGCGGGTAATGGTCAAAAAAAATGAGGTCGTACACGATGCGATCGTGCTCAACAGCGCGACCGGCTTAATCGGCATGCCGCAGCAGACGATCGGCAACGGCGTCAACGTCCGCGCGCTGATAAATCCAAACATTCGGGTTAACGGACTTATTCAGCTCGATCAGGCCTCAGTGTATCGCACTACGCTGTCGAGCAATGATATTGCGATGGCTGGTGGGCGAATAACGGACCAGAATACGGACGGTAACATAACGATCAACGGGACGACGGCACAGCCCGCCAGCATCGCCACTGATGGCGTTTATATCGTCCGTGGCATTATGTACACTGGCGATACACGCGGGCAGGCGTGGTATATGGACATGATGTGTGAGGCTCGAGGTGCTGCTGACTTGCGGACTCAGGAATCACTTAACAGGGGGTAAACTTGAAAGGAATCATTGTTTTTATTGCCTCAATACTATCTTTTGGGGCTGCAGCAAGCGGCTACACTGCTTATTGTGGGCCTTATACCATTGTCGCAAAATTAGGCGAACTGGACACAATTAACGGTGAGCGAGTTACTTCTCAGAAAATTACATACTTAGGGGCTGACGGGGTAAAGATCGACATGGGCCTTATGCCGGCGCGAGATGGTAACAACTACGGTTTTCAATACATTCATCCGGACGGCAGCACCAAGCGCTGGCTTAACGTCCAACTCCTGCAGAACAGCATGGATGCGCCACGGATCATCGGCTCTTTTCCATGTAAGAAGGTAGCGGCGCGGTAGTCGCACCCATGGTTAGGTTCACTTTTGCCTAGTGACTGCCGATACACATGCCGCAAAGAGTGCGAAGATTTTTGACCGTTGCCTTTTCCATACTGTATCTTTAGTACGTAACTTTGTAAGACCTTAACGTCATGGCGATTAAATGATCCCACCCAAAACAAAAGGATTACATGAGACGATTCAAATGCTTGCGTCTCATATTGAGCATGGAACAGAGCTTGATGCATTTACTTTGAAGCGGACAGTCACAGCTGCTGAAAGGCTTGATGACGCTGCTTCGAAATGGATGCTTCTTGGACTTGCCTACGGGGCAGCAAAGCAGAAAGAGAAAGCCGTAGAGTATTTTAGACTTGGTGCTGAGTGTGGTGATGACAGAGTAGTGATCAACTTCCTGTCTTATCTGAGCCATACCGGGCAATATAATTTGTATCGCGACGAATGCATCAAGCTTGCTCGCCGCTACGAAAATTCTCCTCGTATCTTACGACTAGCACGCAATGCAAGCTATGCTGACGGAGATGGGGAGCTGTCTTTGTACTTTGCTCGCAGGGCACTGGCAATGCTGCCAGATGGTCCAGAGAAAAGTGCATTGCAGGAGGAAGTTGATTTGAGAAACGCCCAGCTAAGCGCATTCATCGAGGTGACTAATTTGGAGACCTCACGGATCTCTGAGTTGACCAGGATGGTTGCCAATACGACTACGAAATACCATGTCATTGCCGTTTCTCATGATTATTATACGAGTCCTGATGGTAGCGCCGCAATCATCTGTGATGTCATCTGCGATGATCCAGATATTATTTCTGATATGGATATTGATATAGCAACTGAGTTAGCCATGTCAGAATTTTACGTGACCAGAAATGTTACAGCCTGGTTTCGAGGAAGGAAACGCGAAGAGGTTCCATATACGTAATGAGCATTCAGGGTAAGGATATTTTACTGGTTGCTGAAAGTTGCGCCGACAAAGCGGAAGAGCATTTTTCTCGCAGCGCTATTTCTCGCGCGTACTATGCGCTCTATCACGAAGCCTGTTCGATATTGCAAAATTGCCCGCCTACCACGCATGACGGAGTGGTGCAGTATTTGCTGACGGATTCCCGCCGGAAAGCCGAACCTTATGAATTAATGGACTTAATTCGTATAGGGGCAGTTTTGAAGCAGCAAAAAGAAAAGCGAAAAGCTGCTGATTATGATCTGGCCCTTCATATAACTCAGACAGAAGCAACTAGCTCTGTTAATGCCGTTAGAAAAATTTTAGATAAAATATCTGAAATCAGAAGTTAAGAGAACATATCCTTACTAACCCGCTTCGGCGGGTTTTTTATTGTCTGGAGAAAATGTAATGGCAATATCAGACCAGACCCGCAGCGGCGATTTAGCCGAAGCTTTCAAATCAGAACGGGCGATGGTTAAAAATCAGCTGCGCGTCGCTATGCCGGGCATCGTTCAGTCGTTTGACCCGGATAAAGTAACCGCCGTCATCCAGCCTGCAATCCGCTACGTCGAAACCGATAACGACGGGAACCGCTCAACTAAAGACTATCCACTGCTCGTCGACGTGCCGGTCATTTTCCCGCGCGGCGGGGGCTGCACGCTGACGTTCCCGATCAGGGAGGGCGATGAGTGCCTTGTCGTGTTCGCCGATCGCTGCATTGACTTCTGGTGGCAAAGCGGCGGCGTGCAGGAGCCTGTTGATCCGCGCATGCACGACCTGTCGGACGCATTCGCTATAGTCGGCCCGCAGTCGCAGGCGCAGAAAATCGCCGGCATCAGTACCAGCGCGGTGCAGTTGCGCACCGACGACGGCGCCAGCTTTGTCGAATTAACGCAGGGCGGCAGCGTCAATATCACCACTTCACTGCTTACAGTGAATGGGGATATTCAGGTTAATGGAGCGATTAAATCGACCGGCGATCAGGTTGCCGCCGGCATTAGTCAGACGAAGCACACTCACACCGGCGTGAAGTCCGGCAGTGATACGTCAGGAGGCCCACAGTGAGATACCGGCGCGAAGATGATGGCGGGGATTACACGTTCGGACAGGGCGATGATACCTGGCTGATTAATTCTCCGGAGGCCGTGGCGCAAGCCGTGAAAACCCGGTTTCTGCTCTGGCGCGGTCAGTGGTTCCTCGATACCACTGAGGGCACGCCGTGGATTCAGTCCGTGCTGGGCAAACAGAAGCCGGAAACCTATAAGCTCGCGATCCGCCAGCGCATTCTCGATACGCGAGACGTTAACTCCATCCTGTCGTTCGATACGACACTGAATACCTCATCCCGCCGCGTGATATTTACCGCGACGATCGACACTCTCTACGGAACGACGACAGTAACAAGCGAGGCGTAATGGCTCTCAATTTAGACACGCTGGGGTTATCGGCAACGGTAACAGCCCAGGGCATCAGTGCGCCTGATTACCAGACAATCCTGAGCACTATCACCGATTATTTTTATCAGATATACGGCAGTGACGCTTACCTCGAACCCGACAGTAAAGACGGGCAGATGGTGGCGCTGGTGGCGCTGGCAATCCATGACGCCAACAACGCGGCTATTCAGGTCTACAACTCCTTCTCGCCTTCTACGGCACTCACCGATGCTCTCACGCGCAATGTCAAAATTAACGGCATCGCGCGCCACGGCGCGACGAACTCAACTGTCGATGTAACGCTGGCGGGAGCCGAGGGGACGACAATCACAAATGGTTCTGTCAGGGACGCTAACGGCATCATCTGGAACCTGCCCGCCAGCGTGACGATCGGCATAGACGGAACCGTGACAGTAACAGCTACATGCGCCACGGCCGGCGCGGTGGCAGCCATAGCAGGCTCAGTAAACCAGATTAATACACCTACGCGCGGGTGGAAATCTGTGACAAACGCTCTGGCGGCAACAGTCGGAACCACTATAGAGAGCGATGCCGCGCTACGCCTGCGACAGACTCAGAGTGTGGCTTTGCCTGCGGTAACACCTTTTGAGGCCCTGGACGGTGCGATCGCAAATGTCAGCGGCGTAACGAGACATAAACTTTATGAAAATGATACTGAAACGACAGACGAAAACGGCATCCCGGCCCATGCAATAACTGCTATCGTCGACGGTGGCGACGCAGCAGAGATTGCTGAAACTATCAGGAAAAAGAAAACTCTGGGCGCGCCAACTTTTGGCAGCACAACTATTGAGCTAAAAGATGCATACGGAAAGCCTGTAAAAGTTTCCTTTTCCAGACCTGTCGTTGTGCCCATTTTTGCAATGGTTGCAATAACTCCGCTTCCCGGTTATTCAAGTATTATGGGAGATAAAATTGCCAGTGCAGTTGCCTCATATATTAACAATCTCGGAATTGGGGCTAACATTTATTACAGGCGACTATATTCAGCGGCTGACCTGGCTATCGGTGTCGATGATTTAGATAGCCAGTATTATGACGTTACACTAATATTATTTGGCAAAAGCAAAGATAATCTTTATACCACCAATTTAAATATTTCATATGACGAAGCAGCATATTGCAAGCCAGAGAATGTCAATGTGGTAATTAATGGATGAGTAAATATACTAACCTGATAAGCAATTATCACAGGGATAAACCGCGATTCGTTGATCACATCGAATTATCTACTCGCCCCCTGACTGATGTCTCAACAACAATGAAGGGACTTCTCACAGCGTTTGATCTGGACAATGCCGTCGGCGCGCAGCTCGATATAATAGGCGAATGGGTGGGGCGGAACCGGCGTATAGCTGCGCCAATCGAGGATTATTTTTTTACGCTAGACAGTGAAACGCTGGGCTTCGATCTCGGGTCATGGAAAGGACATTACACACCGGAGAGCGGTATTATTGAAGTCGATGATGAGGAATACCGAACTATGCTGCGCGCAAAAATCGGCGCGAATAACTGGGATGGCACTGTCGAACATCTGAAATATATATTAGACAATATTTATCCGAAAAATAATGTCAGGTTGTCATTCACTGATAACCAAGACATGACAATGACAATCTATGTAGATGGTCCCGTAATTTCCAGCATTACAAAGGAGATAATCAGACAAGGTTTCTTATCTATAAAGCCTCTGGGTGTGGCTGCTAAATATATAATTAACGGTGAATGATATGGCTAAAAATGATTTTAAAGCATTTGCAATAGACCAATATGCGAATGTTTTATCGCAAGAAGAATATGAAGCGCTCGAGGCTCTGAAAAGCGGCTTCAGCTCAGGTATTGCCCGTAGCGAACAGTTGAACAAGGTCTGGCGCCAGGCATCGACGATCGCTGCTGTTGTGGCGTCATTCATGGCTGACAAATCAGGTGATGACGTCCTCGATAATGGTGACGTTGAAGGGCTGGAAAAAACACTGGTTAAAGCCTTGCTGGCGGCGTCAAGAGGCGGGCTTGATACCATATATCTTCAGGCAGAAAATAATCTCTCCGAGCTAACGGATAAATCGGCGGCGCGGATAAATCTGGGACTGAGTAAGGTTGGAAACTACAGAGCTGTGCAGGCAAACGGTGGTAAACACTCTTCTGGCGACTACTCGATTTATATGGACTGGGGTTCAGACGGAAAAGTTTATATAACTGTTGGTTCGATTGATGCAGGTGCGGTTTTTACAACGCGCAATCCTCCCAATGCGCAACAGACCGGTGCGTACCCGCTGGCAGATGGAAGCCTGAGCGACTGGTTAACCGGAATAGTAAATACCATTAACAACGTGGCAAGCACTACAAATGATGCCTGGAATAAAGCCAATGATGCTCAGGTAAACCGCGTCGCTGACGTTGCGCTCGGAGCTCGCTGGACAGGTATTTTAAACCCCAGCATCGAATCGCCCGCTGCCGGTTATGTTATGACGGGCTGGTATACAGAGGGGCAGAACCCTGGCGGGGATACGCTTGTATTTCGCCCCATTCAAAAATATTTGCCCTCAATGGGCTGGGTTAACGTAGGACATACAGCATAATGTTGACACTAAAAAATATTAATACCTATGAACCGGATTACTACGAATTAATGCCACGGTGCGTTTATATGCAAACCGAGGATGGAAAGGACTGGTATTACCATCGGCTGAATTTTCAGTCTGACACTTTAAAAGTGTGCTATGGAAGCGATAACGTTATTAGAATGGCAAGCTACAACGTGCAGGCCATCACTCCTCCTGCTGGTTGTTCCGTTTCTGAAGTAGCGCGCGAAGATGTGCCTGAGGATTTTGACGACATGGGGAACTGGGTGTTTGACGGCTCGGCCATTGTCAGACGCGTTTATACGGCTGAAGAGCTCGCTGCTCAGGCGCTGGCGAAAAAAAACATTCTTATTGCCGCTGCGACAGCTGCTATTAACCCGCTACAGGATGCCGTCGATCTCGAGATTGCAACTGAAGACGAGCTGGCACAGCTGCAGGCGTGGAAAAAATATCGCGTATTGCTTAACCGGGTTGTTACCAGTGCGGCAGAAATTGCGTGGCCTGAAGAGCCGAAATGATCGGATGGTTAACCGGCCCCAGCACCGATGAGCATCCGTCCATGTTTAGCTCGGCAGGCCGGTTAACCATGCCCAGTGTGCTTAGTCAAACCCTCGCAGTAAACCCCAGCCCCTAAATCTGACTGCTCAATTTGAGACCCGTTGTAACTTGAAAAAATCCCGGCCTGGCATTACTGTGTTTATATACAGTATTTTCTTTGGGGGAAACATGCCGCGCGAATACGAAAAAGAAGCTGCGTTTAGAAACGCGATCAAACGGGATCAGAAAGGCCGTTACACAGTAACGACGGTCGATTTTGTCGAAGAGTTGGCGAAGCTCAACTGGAATTTCACGTTGAAAGAGGCTAACCGGTGGGTAGAAGTTCACACTACGACATTTCGCGATGTATCAACTCAGGAGGGGGAACAGCGCACGTTTCAGGTTTTCAATCCAAACGGTGGCCTCTGATGGGCTTTCAATCTCCAGCGCAAGACTATATTGAGCGCCGTCTCAGGGTTAGTGATCTGGTTGTGCATAACCCTGCATCAACGCTGATTGTTGAACGCGATGGTGGACTAATGGTGATTGATCGATATGCGCGCGTCACTGCTGGCCATAAAGTTGCGCTGCTGCATGACGGGGAGACACTAATAGCCCGTATGGGGGAGTGCTGTTTGATTACTGAAGATGGGCAGCGCATTGCTGGGGAAGAGCTAGAAGATGTAATAATGCTGGGGAAAATAACCTATGAAATTTTAAGCGTATGGCAGAATAATGGACCTGTATGATCTCAAAAGAGCCAATTTAAATTTCATGATATTTTATAATCAATCGTCATCGAGTGCCAAAAATAAAAAGCAGCTTCATAGAGCTGCTTTTGTTAGGAGCGCGGCTTTGGGAAAATGAAACCTCGCCGTAAGGTTTTAACAAAGTTAATTTTATTAAGTTTACATCCATTCCAATAAAGAATAACCACCTCTTGATGCCGCTGTTTCCTCTATACGATCTAATAACAATGCTAAATAAAGAGCTGTAAAATCAATTCTATTGGCTAAGAATGGGATTTTCTTAAATTGTTTTTCTTCCGATACATAGTTATATAAACCAGAATCAGGTAAACAAAACATTGTTGGAGGAATGGTTTCTTGATTTTGCCATTTCGATAATGCTTTATTTAGGTCCGTAATTGATTGTTTATATGAGAAACAACTTACAGCGGGGTAATACATTTCATCCTTATCTAGTTTGCCACCTTTAGCTGTTTTTAATCCAAGAGGGTTTTGAGGATGGAGCGCCCAGGCTAAATTTAAGGTTTGGTGCATGCCATCAGTATCTAAAGAGCTTTTTACTTCAACAGCCCTAAGAACAGAATCTATAAAATAAACTCCGAGTCCATTTTGTTCGATAATCGGAGGGATTTGTCTTTTGTCATAAATTATTATGTCAGTTTGTGGTGAAAATCTATCCCACTTATCAACTATTTGCCCAGAACCTATACCGAAATGTGGAGGCAGCAGAGATTGAAAAAGAGGGATTAAAAAACCTTCCCTGAATGTGCCTTTGACAGTTGTATGAGATATCTGTGATACAGATTCAGCATTCTCATAAGCTTGTTTAATTTTGTTATGCATTATCGTTCTTAAAAACTTACCCGACAT